GATGCCAAAGCTTCAACGTCATGATTGCGTCCTGCTCTGCATACGCACCAACGTACATCGGAGGCAGACGCCACATCTCTGACTTAGGATCAAGGCCAAAGTCCTTTGCCGCAGCGCGTAACATCTTCTCGTTCTTACGCATGTCAATCCAATCGCGGCCTAGATTGTTGAGGCTGTAAGAAAACCTGTTCTCGTCTATCAAAGGAGCGGCAACCATCGTGTCGATGATCCGGCCCTGTACCTCTATGCCCTCCGCGTATAGCCAACCTGCGTCATAGGTTGCATTGTGCATGATCTTATCAATCCGAGGTGTAGCCATCTGCTTTTTAAACCAACGCAGCGTCATCTTAGGATCAAGATTGTGTCCGTTCTGGTGACGAATAGGAAAGTAGCCAGCGTAATCCCCCGCTGCTACCGCAATGCCCACGATATTCCCGTCACCCCTAGCCCATCCGGGGCCAAGGGTGGTAAGGTTTGGGTCTCTTGTCTCAAGGTCCACGGCTATTTCTTTGTAGCCTGTCAGATCAGGGAACTCGAACGGGATGTTCCAATCGGGGTCCAAGTTATCCATTTCCATTCGCTCAAGAAAGCTTATGGTCTTATCTTTTTTCGCCATTTGATAAACCTATTTCTGCGCCCAGTGCGCTGTAACCTGCCTTGTCCACCCACGAGTCTTGATGCGATGTATCGTTGAGCAGCCGTGTTGTCTTTAACCAATCCATCATCAACGCTACATGCGTGGGAGTAATAGGGGAAAATGACCCGTTCTGTTTAATGGCCCTAGAAACAATGACGTTCCACCCATCTGCAATGTCCCTGAACGATTGTGTTGCATCCCCGTAGTCCTCCTGCCTGTCACCAGATATCAGAGACTTGGCTTTGTCTAGCACCTCATCTCTTTTCACAACATATACCTGTATCGCTTATCGGATTCCAGAATGTGCAGGTTCTCTTTGGTCCTAGTCACGGCAACATAAAACACCCTATGCTCCGCGTCTGGGTTCTTCCCTTCCAGACAAGCCTTCGTGGACCCTAGATACACCAAGCAATTCTCGTCCTCCCCACCCTTCATAGCATGGATGGTTGAGATTTTAATGCGAGGCGTGTCAGTAATTCTTTCGCCTCGTGCCTCAATCGACTGTATGTATAACCTGTCCTCCGTCCCGAGGTTCATTACGTCCGTGGCAGGGCGATCTATCGGAGCAACCAAGCCAAACTCAGAAACAAGTTCGTCGTATGAAAGCATAGCGTCATCCGCTGCAGCATCCAACAACCCAGTAGCACCCCGCTTAACAACCCGATAGTCCCCCATCTTCGGAACGTTCTTATACAACTCCTTAACCCGCATGCGACTGACACGCTCTCCAGCTTGCAGCTTCCGCCATACGTCAATGCCATCGGCTACCGCTTCGCTCACACTTGACCGACCGCGAAAGCTATACAGGTATCCATACGCCCTGACCTGCTTTGCCATTTCCCAAGCATAGGAGTTGGTACGTGCCATCAAGGTCCACGACCCCTCATACATAGGAACCGTCTCAAAGTTCATGTGGTACGTGACCTTGCCCTCTCGCTCCGTTGGTTCGAACTCCTTGGAGATGCGATTGTCTATGCGCTTTACAATACGTTGGGACAAATCATGCACTACCCGTGGCATACGGTGCGACTGACTCAACACAGTCTGCTTCTTAGATGCTGACAAAAACTTGTTTACATCAACGCCTGTCCATTCGTGGATAGCCTGATCGTCATCCCCTGCAATGATGATTCGCTTGGCATGCTCCGACATCTTTGAAACCATCTGCCATTGTGACGGCGTTAAGTCTTGGGCCTCGTCAACAATCAATACGTCTAGCTCCGGAGGAATAACAAGCTCTACATACCGAGAAATAAAATCCCCAAAGTCTAGCTTGGCTTCCTGCGTCTTGTACTTGGTTAGTGTGGCCTCGACATTCTCCAGCTTGGAGAAGGCAAGACTATGGTTGCCCGAGTCATTGAACTCCTGCTCAAGAGAAACCAAACGCGACCGCGCCCTGTCGATTATGTTTAAGTACTGAGCGCCGGACCCCGAGAGTGTTGTCTTAGGCAGACCGTCTGCCACATCAATCCCGTCCTTCGCCAAGAGATCAAGACGCAAGATACCTGATAGCTTCCTGTAGTCATCAGCCCCCATAACATCAGCAGTCTGCAGACCAAGCCCGTGAAACGCCGTGGCATGCAACGTCCTGCAATGCGGCAACTCCTTTGGCTTGAGGTTAAACTTCAGGCAAGCCCGTTCCATCGCTTCCTGAATTGACTTGCGAGTGAAAGAAACAAACGCAAATCTATGGGGCGCACCGCCCTCCTCAAAGTAATCGTTCACCCGCTCCATCAACGTGTATGTCTTCCCAGTTCCGGGCGGTCCCAGTATCAGTTCACTATTCGTAATCATCTTCCCTAGCCCTTTCGTTTACCCATTCTTCCACTTCGCTCAGAACCCAACGCTTGGTCTGTCGCTGCTTGGGGTTCATAGGCCCAAGCATTATGGGCCGTGGAAACTGGCCCATTTTTACCCACTTGTAGAGAGTTGAGGTCGATACTCCCAAAAGCTTTGCAACCTCAGACACCCTTAACAAACGGTTAGAAGGGGATGTCATTTGGAATCTCCTTTACATCTAATTCTACATCCGTTTCCTCGAACGCAGGCACACGCCAAACACGCGCCGTTGTTCTCTTTCCATCAGCCTTGCGATAGTTCAGCTTGTACTCTGCATCCTTGCCACCGTTCAGCTTCTTTAACGCTTCCGTAACCTCGGCCCTTGTGTAGTGAGTGAAGTTTCGATTGCGCAAATACTCCATGAGACCCGCGATCATGAACGAGGTAAACCCGTCCTCGGTCCACGGCTTCCCATGCGTAACCTCTTCTGCCTGTACCGCCCGTATCCTACTGGTGCAGTACATGCGTAGATGATCTTTAAACTGTCCCGAGTAAGTTAGCTCCTCCGGAACCTCTATGCGTGTGGAGTTCACCATCAACGCAGAGATCAACATCTGCCACTTGGCAGGCCGCATAGTGGGCGGCATAATACTAAGCTGATCCATGCATGCCCGTTGGAATAGCGTCTGGTTCTGTAGCTGCTCTGTTGATAGCTGCACCCTACGCCCTGTCACATCCAAGAAATGCAGGCGAGGCTCCGACAACATGGTTACAAGACCGCCCAACTTGGGCGCGTCCGGCATGTCGTCCCCCACACCATACTTTCTGGTACGGCATACGTCCGGATCACAATAGCTTTTGATTGGCTCTTGCTTGCAAGTGTAGAAATAATCTTTCTTGCCTACCGATTTCTGCAGCGCAGACATCTCAGAAGCAGGAAGAGGTTGGTCTGTTAGCTCCCTGTTCATCTGTTCTAGCTTCTGAGGCCAATCATCAGCCCATTTCTTACGGCAGTACACCCCACAGTTGAAGAGGGTTGTGTTCCTATCACTTGAGATTGCACCCTGAGAACACATGTGCTGCAAGCATGGTGGCCCGTCAAAGAAATCTTCCTTGCCCCCAAGTCTCAAGGCTTCCAGAGTATCTATCGTGGTGACAGACTTCTCTGCGTGATCCAAGAAATCGTCTAACTCCAACGCCTCGACCTTGCTATCGAAGCAGTATCGAACCGTCTCCTCTGCCTTGAAGTACGGCAGGTTAATAAAGTTACCAACATCCCCTTGCTCAGATAATATCGTGTCTTGTTTGGGAAAAATCTCTGACCCAGAGAAGCCCAACGCAATAGACATCTCGGTCAGGAACTCTCGCACCACTGCCGCTGGCTCCCGCTGCTCAAGAAACAAATACAAATGCGCCCCGCCCGACTTCGAACGGCAGTGAGACAATGGGAACTTTAACTTAGTAATCTTTTGCTGAAGCTGCTTGTGATCCAGATCGTAGACGTCAACATCAATGCAACCAAAGCGGCATGCGTTGTCCTCGTCTATCGGTATGGACCCAACACCTAATGAGCCATCTAAATGCTCCTGCATAGCCTCCTCGGTAATCGGATCACGCACAATCCAACTATCGGCTTCGGTCTTACCGTTCCGTCCCACACGTTTTATTTTTGTAGAGCCATACGCCACCCGCGAACCCGCGAAGATAGCCAGCATCCTACTAGCTTGTGTCATTGCGATAATCCTTGAGAAAGTGAGGGGCGTTTCGCAGTGCGAATCCTAGCCCACGCCCCTCTAAAGCAGCCTAAAACGGGATGTCTTTGTCCCGTTTATCGGAAGGCGGAGTTGCGGAGGTTTCACCCTCCGGTGCTGCTTTAACTTCACCCGCTGCAACGGACTGTCTAAACAGCCTTGCCTCCTGCAACAGATCACGCTCTTTAACCAAGCCTTCTTTCTCAACGGCCCAGTTATTCCAAGTCCCTTGGTCATTGCTCTCCTCGACAGAGCGTAGACGCCAAACCGTGGCAAAGACCGCCGGAGTAACCATCGCACCCGACTTGGGATGCTTGACTTTCTGCATGGCGATCTGCGTTTTCCAACGACGGCTTACCTTGAGTTGAGTAGACTTCATGTCTACCACCGCAGGTTGGTAAGAGCCGTCATCATCTACAATCAACACGAAATGCTGGTCAGACTTCACCAGTTCATTGCCGCTTGGCAACATCTCCTTGGACCCCGACCGTGTTGTTTGCGTCAGGACAGGATCATTCGCGGCAATCTCACCTTGAAAACCACCGCCCAACTCTCGCGGCACAAACTCAAGGTACTTGGTGCATTGGTAACAAGGGATCACACGTATCCCCTCCTCCCCGTTCCACACCTGAGATGTGACATTGTTAAACGCATCACCTTGCTGCGCACCCTCAATGTGTTCAGCGTTGCGTTTGTTTAACTGTGGAGACATGGCTTGAAGCAACCGGACAAACGGTATCTGCATCTCGCTACTGTCGAATGAAGCACCTTCACCCGCAGTGTCAAAGATATCGTCCATTACATCTGTGCTTAACTCTGCACTTTTTTTATTTGCTACCGCGTTACCCATATTTATGCCCCCCCAAGAATAGATTTAATCAAAGAGATGCGTTCCTTCGCCATCTTCTTCTCAACCTTCATACTATTGTATAAAGCTTTTTGCTGCCCGTTAAGATCAGCCTCAAGTTCCAAGAGAGTTTGAAGCTCTTCGTCAATCTGTCTCTCAATCAACTGATCTTCCATGCGCTCTTCGAAATCTGTTTCGTCGTTGTCCATGAAGCCACCATACTCATCAGTGTGGTCTTCATCATCCATTTCTTCCAGCATTTTATTCTTATACGCACCCATTATGCTTTCCTCCGGATTTCTGCTGCGTTTGCGATGAATGCCCCAAACATGTCGAGGTCAATAGGCTTCCCGTCCGTCACGCGCTCTTTAATAAACGCCTTCAATGTAGAGGGATGAACGTGGGTCTTGGTGTTCGGTTCGAAACCACGATCATTTAAGATGCCAACAACATCCTTTGCCATGTTGTCTTGGCCCTTGCCAAACGAGCATATGACATCGTTCTTTATAATGTCATCAAGCCCCTGCTCCCGAAGCCACGTATAGGCTTCCTCTCTTCGCGCAACTGGGATGCTGGCGTGAACCATCATCTTACGCTGCACAGTCAAGCCGTCTACATCAAGACGCTCAACGCCCATCTCATCCATGAGTGATGGTATTTGTTCGACCGATAGCTTGTGCTTCTCAGCCTTCAATGCTTTCAAGTGCGCCTCGGCATCG